CACGCGGCAGCAGACACACGCCGCTACAAATTCGACGCAGACGGCAACGTAATACCAACGCAGCCGTGAGCATATCCCCCCCTATTCAAAAATCTTGAATAGCCCAGCGGAGACCGAGGGGTGGAGCCTAAAAAAACTCTACAGGGGCGCGCGTACGTGGTGTAGGGGGTGTGGTGTGCGAGAAGTGAGGCGAAGATATGGCAGGAAAGAAAGAGTACACGAAAGAAGAGAAAATTAAGAAAGAAAAAACCAGACTTAAAGGCATTTTTAAGAACCTCGACGAAAACAAAAAGAAACTTGTTACGCCGCTTATCGAAAAGGCTGCCTTTATGTCTGTCGAGCTCGATATATTGCAGGACAGTATACAGAAAAACGGCTGGACGTCGGAGTATCAGAACGGCGCGAACCAGTGGGGCGAAAAGCGCAGCGCAGAGGCAGACACCTATATAGCGCTAAGCAAGAACTATACGGCAGTTATAAAGCAATTAACCGAGCTTGTACCAGCAGCAGAACGCAAGAAAAGCAAGTTAGCACTGCTGCGAGAGGAATAGCTCCCCAGAGTGCCGTATAAAAATTACATTTACGAGTATTACGCAAAGATTACAAGCGGCGAAATTGTAGCGGGTAAATGGATATTAGCAATTTACAAAATACTTGTAGACGGACTGGAAAAACAAGAGTTTTTTTACAATGCAAAAAAGGCAAATAAGGCAATAAAGTTTATTGAAAATTTCTGCCACCACAGTAAGGGCAGGAGCGATTTATTAAAGCTGGAATTATGGCAAAAAGCCATAGTATGCGCTATGTTCGGCATTGTAGACGACCAAAATATAAGAATTTTTCGCGAAATTTTTATAGTTATTGGACGAAAAAACGGAAAAAGTTTATTTGCAAGCGCCATTATTGCATATATGGCGTATCTCGAGCCAGAGTACGGGCAAGAGATTTATTGTTTAGCACCAAAGTTAGACCAAGCGGCGCTCGTTTACGACGCTTTTTACAAAATGGTAGAGGCAGAGGAAGAGTTAAAAGAGCTTGCTAAAAAGAGGCGCAGCGATATTTACCTAGAAGAGACGAACACGACCATTAAGCCTATTGCGTTTAACGCAAAGAAAAGCGACGGATTTAACCCGCAATTAGTTATATGTGACGAAATGGCAGCGTGGAGCGGCGACGGCGGCTTAAAACAATATGAGGTTATGAAGTCGGCGCTAGGTGCAAGGCGGCAACCTATGATACTTAGCATATCTACAGCAGGCTATATTAACGACAGTATCTACGACGAATTAATGAAACGTGCTACCAGCTTTTTAAAGGGCAACAGTAAAGAGCGCAGGCTATTGCCATTCTTATACATCATAGACGACGTAGAGAAATGGAACGATATAACAGAACTAAAGAAAGCCAACCCGAATATGGGTGTAAGCGTACAAGAGGGCTTTTTTAAAGACGAGATAGCAGTAGCAGAGGGTAGCTTAAGTAAAAAAGCAGAGTTTCTTACAAAGTACTGTAATATTAAGCAAAACAGCAGCGTAGCGTGGTTAGAATACACGCTTGTAGACAAGGCAAGCGAAGAAAGCGAACTAGAGGATTTTAGAGACTGCTACGCCGTGGGCGGTATCGACTTAAGCCAGACAACAGACTTAACAGCCGCAAGTATCGTAGTCGAAAAAGACGGAATACTACACGCATTTACACAGTTCTTTATGCCGCGTAACAGACTGGAAAGCCTGCAAGCAACAGACGGCGTACCATATGACGTATTTGTAAAAAAAGGCGTACTTACGTTATCTGGCGACAACTACGTAGACTACAAAGACGTATTTAACTGGTATGTAGAGCTGCTTAATACATACGGCATACGAGTATTACAGATAGGCTACGACAGATACAGCGCCCAGTATTTAATAGACGACCTCAAGGCGTACGGGTTCCATACCGACGACGTATATCAAGGCGAGAACTTAACGCCAGTTATACGAGAATTTGAGGGAATTATTAAAGACGGCAATTTTAAGATTGCAAGCAACAACTTACTTAAGTCCCACTTCTTAAATGTGGCTCTTAAGCAGAATTTAGAAACAAGAAAATTTAGACCTATAAAGATAGAACAGCGCGCGCATATAGACGGCTTTGTAAGCGTAATAGACGCTATGACAGTACGCCAGAAGTACAACGCGGAGCTGGGCGAGCTGCTTAAAAACGCAGCATAAGTAGAAAGGAGTGAGGAAAACGGGGCTTTTTGAATATCTTTTCAAAGGACGAAAAAACAAGCAAATAATAGGCGAATACTTTAAGCTGCTTAACGGCTATAGTCCTGTATTCTCTACCTACGACGGCGGCGTATACGAAATGGACTTAACCCGCACGGCTATTAATAGCTTTGCTACTCACTGTAGCAAGTTAAAGCCAGAGGTAGAGGGCAGCGCGTTAAAGAACTTGGAGCGCACGCTACAGTTTAAGCCAAACGCGTTTATGGACACGACAAAATTTATAGCGCGAGTGGCGACAATACTAGAGTGTGAGCATACAGCTTTTATTATACCGATAGAGGACGCATACGGACAGCTTGCGGGCTGGTATCCTTTGCTACCTCAAAATTGCGAAATTATAGAACACCAAGACCAAGTATATTTACGCTATACGTTTGGAAATGGCGAACGCGCAGCGATTGAGTTTGAACGCGTCGGAATACTAACGACACACCAATATAGAGACGACATTTTCGGCGAGGACAACAAGACAATGCAGCCAACAATGCAGCTCATACAGACGAGTAACGAGGGAATTATTAACGCCGTGCAAAATTCGGCGAATATCCGCTTTTTAGCAAAAGTAGCAAATATGCTTAAACCAGAGGACATTAAAAAAGAGCGCGACAGATTTACGCAGGACAATTTAGCAGCGACAACAAAAGCGGAATGATTATATACGACAATAAATTTACAGACGTAAAAACAGTAGAGAGCAGACCATACACGCCGAACGCGTTACAAATGCAGCAAATACAAGAAAATGTATGTACGCACTTTAATACAAATATGGACATACTGCAAAACAAGTTTAACGAGGAAACGTGGAACGCCTACTACGAGGGAAAAATAGAGCCGTTTGCTATACAGTTATCGCTCGTAATGTCTAATATGACCTTTACGCCGCGAGAGCTTGCACGCGGCAATGCTATTACATTTAGCGCGAACAGGCTACAGTATGCGAGCAATAACACAAAGCTACAGGTAAGTACGCAGCTATTCGACAGAGGCTTACTTAATCGTAACGGGGTTATGGACATATGGAATATGGCACACGTTGAGGACGGCGACAAATACTATATACGAAAAGAGTATACAGAGGTTAGCAAGCTGGACAAGCACAACAAAGAGCCGCAGCCAGTAATTATAACGCAGCAGCCACAGCAAACAGAACCAACGGCAGGGCAAGAGCCAGAACAGGAACCACAGCAGACAAACAACGGGCAGCAGGCGGACGAGAAAGGAGAAGAGTAAACTATGCCAATAGTAAAAGAAAGAGAATACAGGAACGTAGCGGCGCCTCTGTCGGTCACGGCAGCTACGAACCAATTTAACAGCGACTACTACATAGAGGGCTACGCGACTACGTTTGATACGCCGTACGTGCTCTATGAGTTTGAGGACGGCGACAAATATTACGAAAAAATAGACAGGCACGCGCTGGACGGCGCGGACTTAAGCGACGTTATTATGCAGTACGACCACAGCGGCAGGGTATACGCAAGAAATAGCAATAACACGCTTAAATTAACTGCCGACGATAAAGGGCTTCTTATTGCAGCAGACCTTAGTAAAACAGAGTTAGCAAGGGGGCTGTATGAAGATATTAACGCGGGAATGATTACTAAAATGTCGTGGGCGTTTACAGTTGCAGAGGATAGCTACGACAGGAACACACACACCCGCACAATTTTAAAAATTAAAAAGGTGTACGACGTTAGCGCGGTAAGCATACCAGCAAACGACGACACCAGTATAGCAGCACGTAGCTACGCAAGCGGGAGACGTGAAGCAGAGCAGCGGGAGACGTTAGAAAAGCGCGCGGCTATGTTAAGAATTTTAACAACAATTTAAGGCAAAGAAAGGAACAAAAACAATGAGATTAAAAGAGATTGAATTAAGACTTGCGGCTATTAAGAAAGACGTAGAGGAAAGAGGCACACAGCTTACAGCCGAAGAACTGGCAAAGTACGAGAAAGAAGTAAAAGACTTACAGGAAGAGAGAGCGGCAATTATCCAGCAGCAGGAGCAGCGCACAAACTTACTTGCAGCTATCGCAGCGGGAGAAGTACCAGACGGAAACGGAAACGTAACAGTACCTACAGTAATTAGAAGTATCGCGCCAGCAGACGGCAGCGGAACACAGCAGCGCACAGCGGCAGTAGATAAGTACGACACATTGGAGTATCGTAAAGCATTTATGAATTATGTGTGTAGAGGCGTAGCAATTCCAACAGAGTACAGAGCAGCCAGCACAACTACAACAGCAGAAAGCGGCGCGGTAATTCCAACTACAATTATGAATGAAATTATTACAAAGCTGGAAAGTTACGGCAGCATTTACGCAAAGGTGCGCAAGATTAACGTACAGGGCGGCGTATCAATTCCAATCGCAGACTTAAAGCCTACTGCGCACTGGATTACAGAGGGAAAGAGCAGCGACGACCAGAACGCAAGCGCTAAAAATTCGGTGACATTTAATTATTACGGCTTAGAGTGCAAAATTTCACAGAGCATTTTAGCAAACGTAGTAACACTTAAAATGTTTACAGATTTATTTGTGCCTATGGCGACCGAGGCTATGGTTAAAGCTATCGAGATTTCTATTTTTAACGGAACAGGCGAGGGGCAGCCATTAGGAGTATTAAAAGACAACCGAGTAACAACCGTTGTTACACTGACACCAGAAGAGTACGCAAGTTGGAGCGGCTGGCATAAAGTAAAAGCAAAAATGAAAAAGGCGTACAGAAACGGCAGCTTTATAATGAACCAGTCAACTTTTGACGTTGGCATTGACGGAATGGAAGATAAAAACGGGCAGCCTATCGGGCGTACAAATTATGGCGTAAACGGCGAAGAGACATACCGCTTTATGGGTAAGAACGTAGAGACTGTAGAGGACGATATTTTACCAAGCTGGGACGACGCAAACGAGGGCGACGTAATCGCGGTATTTATGAACTTTTCGGACTACGTTATTAATACAAATATGGAAATGCAGGTAGTAAAGTGGACAGACCACGACAATAACAAGATTAAGAATAAATGCTTAATGGTAGCTGACGGAAAGGTAGCCGACGCTGCGGGCATTATCTTAGTAAAAAAAGGCGTAAGGTCAGTTTAATAACAATAACGCAGGCGGCGTAAAGCTGCCTGCTAAAGAAAGGCGAAATAATGAAAGGGCATTTAGATAAAAAGCAGCTCGAGGACGAGTACAAGGTAGACGAGCTTAGAGAGCTTGCTAAAAGTCTGGGATTAAGCCCAGACGGGAAAAAGGCAGAGCTTGTAGAACGTATCGCGGCAGCAGAGGTAGACGTAACGGACGAGGACGACAAGCAGCAGGCAGCAGCCGCTAACGTGTCCGTTTCGGACACAACAATAAAAGTTATCGTAACAGAGACTTACAAAGACTTGCAGCGCGATATTACACAGCACGCGGGCGACACGTTCGAGGTAACAAAAGAACGCGCAGCGCAGCTTATAGAGGCAGGCGTAGCAAAAGCAGCAGAGTAGGGGGCGACTATGAGGACAGCACTAATAAAAGCAATTAAAGACAGTATGCGTATGTCTACCGCCTCGGCTATTATCGAGGACGATATAAGCGGCTGTATAGAGGCTTGCTTTAAAGACTTGCAGCTTGCAGGCGTGGAAAAGATAGACGACACAGACGCGCTTATTATTAGAGCTGCACAGCTCTTTACAAAAGCAGACTTTAACTATAACAACCTTGCAGACAAATACAGACAGAGCTACGACGCACTTAAGATGTCTTTAGCACTTTCTGGAGAGTATAACACGAAAAAAAGCGAGGGCTAACAATGTATGGAGAGATAACCTTAAAGACGCAGCTAAACGCGACGGAAACAGAAAGCGTAACTATATGCTGCGAGGTAGACAGCATAACCCAGAGCGAATACGCGACAGCGGGCGTTAAGGACATTAAGCCAAGCTATAAATTTACTGTATGGGCGCACGAATACAACGACCAGACAGAGTTAGAGTACAACGGGCAGCGATTAACTATTTACAGGACTTATAAAAAGCCAAACGAGGAAAAGTTAGAGCTGTACGCAGAAAAGAGGGCGGGCAAGCGTTGAGCAACGAGAACATAAACACAGCAGGCGCAGCTATAGCCGAAGCGCTGGCAGAATATGACCAAGAAATAGCAGACGCAACAAAGCGAATAACAGACGAAGTAGCAAAAGAGGCGGTAGACACTCTTAAGAAGAGCAGCCCCAAACTAACGGGAAGCTACCGCAAGGGCTGGCGTAAAAAAGCAGCATACACAGACAAACGAACTAAGCGAAATACTGTATATAACGAGACAGACTACCAGCTAACCCACTTGCTGGAATATGGACACGCAAGCAGGAACGGCGGCAGAGTTAGAGCTATACAGCATATAGCGCCTGTAAAGCAGGCGGCTATAGAGGCGCTACAAGAAAGGATAGAGGCAGCAGCGAGCAAATGAGATTAGAGACAATTATAGAACGCGCCCGCACGCTGGGGCTACCTCTGGCAAAGGACGAGTTTAGAGAGACAAAAGAAACGCCACTACCAGAGCTGCCGTATCTGGTATACATAACACCGCAGGACAACGTAAGCAAAAGCGACGACGGAGCAGTAGGAGTTAGGGCAATACAGGCGGCTATAGAGCTTTATACAGACAAAATAGCCGACAGCAGCTTAGAAAAAGAGATAGAACAAAAGGTATTATACGACGTAGACTTTAACAAATTCCAAGAGGCAATACAAAGCGAGGATATGGTACAGACGGCATACGAATTTACCATACACGAAAAAATAAGAAAGAGAGGACAGTAACAATATGGATAGCGAGAGAATTACACTCGGCAGCGGTAAGCTCTACTGCGTTAAATTTACGGGAACAATCCCAGCGGACGAAACAATAGAAACAGAGGATAACCAGCTTGCGCACATCAAGGGCGGCGCGTCGCTCGAGTATACAGCAGAGAGCTACACAGCCAAAGACGACCTAGGCGTAGTACAGAAAACTAAAGTAACAAAGGAAGAGGCAACACTTAAAGCGGGCTTGCTTACTTGGTGCGGGGCTACATTAGATAAATTATGCGCAACAGCAAGAGTAACAACCTCTGGCAAAAAGCGTACTGTAAAAATCGGCGGCTTAAAGAACCAGAAAAACGACAAATATTTAATTAGATTTTTGCACGAGGACGACGAGGACGGCGACATTAGAGTAACAATCGTCGGAAAGAATGAGGCAGGCTTTAGCTTTACGTTTGCAACAGACGCAGAGACAACATTAGAGCCAACATTTACAGCTTACCCAATGGACAAAGAGGGTACGCTTATTATTTTCGACGAGGAAATAGTACAGAACGTATAAGAAATTAAGGCGGCTGCGCAAAAGCAGCCGCGATAGAAAAGAGGTTAGAATATGGCAAATAAAAGTTTTGATTTTGGAAAATTAAAGCGCAGCTTTTACCCTACTAAGTTAAAGGACGGCAAAACTTTAGTAGTTGAAATGCCAAAAAAGCGCACTTTTGAAAAAATGCAGATTATTAACGACATTGACACAGACGAAGCCAAGAGCGGCGAGGTATACGACGAAATGTTAGAGCTCTTGGCAGAAATCTTAAGCAATAACAGAGGTAAAGAGCTTATTACAGCAGAGTACTTAGAGCAGGAAGAGTACGACATAGAGGAAATTATAGCGTACATTAACGACTACGCAGACTTTGTAAACAGTATTAAGAATAACCCAAACTAAAGCTGCCGCGCTACCCAAACGGGCAGACAGAGGCGGCAGAGTATACATACACAGCAGAAACACGAGCAGAGAAGCTAGTTATAGACTACTTAAATATAAGCATATTCGACGTGCAAGAAATGCCGATAGACCTATACTTATACTTTATGCGAGAAAGCTATATATACACACTTAGCCAGACAGAAAAGGGTAGAAAGTATTTAGAGGACTGCTACAGAAT